CAGGAGGTGTGTCAGGGACACCAAGTGGTACCTCAGGGACAGGAAATGGTGGTTCTGGAGGATCTGGTGGTGGTGCATACAAATCTAGTCCTAACAGGCGAGAAGGTGCAAGTGGTGGATCAGGTACATCAGGTCAAGGGTACAATGGTGGTGGTTTATACGGTAGAAGGCAGCACATACCTGGAGGTGGAGGTGCTGGTGGAGCAGGTGCAAGCACAAGTGGTACAGGTACAGTAACGGGTGCTGGTGGAGCAGGTGTAACAAGTTCGATTACAGGGAGTAATGTTACTTATGCAAGAGGACAAGGAAACAACATCACAACTGTTGCAAACAGAGGTGATGGAGGTCAAAATGGAGTAATAATTTTAAGAGTACCTACTTCATTGGAAGGTACGGCTTCAGGAGCATCAAGAACGACAACAGGAAGTGACACGGTTTTTACTTGGACAAGTAATGGCTCTTATGTGGCTTAAAAGACACACAAATAATGAATAGTTTCTTTTGGATTTTTAATAATGTTGTTTCGCCTAATAAATGCAAAGAGTATATTAATTTAGCAGGAGATAATTTTCATAAAGCAGGAGTTGGTGGAGATGAAATGTTAGATACTGGCAGTATTGATGAAGATACTAGAAAAACAAATATTTTCTGGAGTGATCATAAAGAGTTATTTCAATTAGCTACTAAATATGGACAAATAGCTAATAAAGAAGCAGGGTGGAATTTAGATGTAAAAGGAATAGAAAGTTTTCAAATAGGACAATATCCTTTAGGTGGGCACTATACTTGGCATCCCGATTGTTCAGGTATGACTGTAAATGATGAAAACCTTGCAAGAAAAATATCTATGGTGCTTTGGCTTAATGACGATTTTGAAGGTGGTGAGTTTCAATTTCATAAATGCTATACTAATGAAAATACTATAAAACCAAGTATTGGTACAATAGTGTTTTTTCCATCTTGGGTTGTACATAGAGTAAAACCAGTAACAAAAGGCGTGAGATATAGCGCAGTATCTTGGCTACTTGGAAAACCTATAATATAATGAAAGATTTAAAGACATACGGATTAACATTTTTACTGTTTTTGCTTACAACAGTAGGTGCTTTTTCACAAAAAAATGAATCTCATATCGCAACTTCACCTACGAAAAGAATGAAAGTTGTTTTTTATTCTAACGAAAAACCTGTAATTTCGGGTCAAGTTGTTGTTGTTGATGGAGTTTTAATTAATGACGGTTTGTTTGTGATGTACAAGGAAAATGGATTTATACGCCAAACAGTTCATTATAAAATGGGCAAGATAGTTAAGATAACAAACTACACCGAAGAAAATAAAATATAAATGAATTACATAAGAAAAATATCTGTAGGAGCAGACTACAAGAATGCTATGCACTATATAGTTAATCAAGGAGTTTTAGGGGGGTCATATACAATAAGTGATATAGCTCAAGAGCAAGAAGGATTTAGTGTTTGGGTTAAAAAAAACGACGAGTCTGTAAAATGGAAAGAGTTTAAAGATATTCCAATAGTAGTTGAATATAATATAAATCTAATATGAATCCAAGATGGGATTACCTGGTGACTCCTTTAGGAAGAGAGTACAAAAACACAAAAAAAATAGCCAACCAGGAGTTCACGATAAATACATCAATAGAGGATGCGAGTTTTGTAAACCGAATGGGTATTGTAAATGCGATTCCGATTGGTGGAGAGATACCAGTTGGTAGCAAAGTGGTTGTTCATCACAATGTTTTCAGAACCTATCTTGATATGAAAGGCAAGAAAAGAAAAAGCAATGAGTACTTCAGAGATGATCAATACTTAGTTCATCCTGATAAAATATATATGTACGATAACGGAGATGGGTGGAAAACGACTAAAGAATATTGTTTTGTATCTCCTCTTGACTATATTCAAGATGGTGAGATATATAGATCTGACAAAAAAAAGGAAGAGCATGTGGGACTTATAAAACACAGCTCAGTGTATCCTAAAGGAACAAGAATCGGTTTTACTAGAAATTCTGAATATGAGTTTGTTATAGATGACGAAAAAATATATAGAATGAAAAATTCCGATATTTGTATTAAATTATGTTGATATGCCTGACGCTTTTATAAAAAATAATTTATCAATAGTTGTTTCTTTTTTGGTTACTGTATTTGCCGCAGGAGGTATATTCGCTGAATTTACTGCTTTGAAAGACGAAATTCATTTAGTTCATGAAAGATTAGATGAAAAGATTTTAGTAATTAGTAATATGGAAAATCGTATATTGGAGTTAGAAAAAAAGTCTGAATACGAAAGAGGACTTTTAGAGGCTAAGAAAAAATGAAAGAAGAATATTGGGTTACAACAGGAACTTGGGAGGGCTACTACTTTACCTATACTTATTTAAATGAGTGAAACTCAAGAAACAATATTAAGGGTAATATTAGCTGGAGAAAGGGCTGTTGAGGAATTAATAAAGGTTGCTCAAGAAGAGATAATTACAGGCAAACCAGATGATGATTTAGCTGCCGATAGATTAAAAAACGCAGCAGCAACGAAGAAGCTTGCTATATTTGATGCCTTTGAAATATTACAGCGTATTGAAAATGAAAGAGAAAAATTAAATGGCGAAGATCAGACTAAAGACGGCAAAGGAAAAGATAAAGGATTCCAAAGCTTCGCAGAGTCTAGGGGACGAAAGTCTTGAGCTATGTAAGGTTGTCTCTCATATTGATAGTAAAACTAGAGACAAACTAAACAGAAAGAAAGCTTGGGAATGTGGGTACAACAGCGAACATGATGTTATTGTTATCTCTAAGTCTGGACAAATAGGGGATGTTGTTGAGATACAAAATTTAAAAATAGCACTACCTTTGCAGCCGAAAAACATTTTCTCTAGAGGTAAGACGCATGCAGAACAATACTGGGAGCCCTTCGAAATCCCAAAAGAACTTAAAAAAATTAAGACCATTTTCCAGTGGAATGACTACCCATCTGCATTCAAGGAGAATTGGGTTGATTACATTGAAGATGAGTTTGAAAGAAGAGAAAATGGTTTTTGGTTTAAAAACAATGGCAATCCTACTTATATTACTGGCTCTCATTACATGTACTTGCAGTGGACCAAGATTGATGTTGGGCTCCCTGAATTCAGAGAGTCTAATAGAGTATTCTATATCTTCTGGGAAGCTTGTAAAGCCGACACTAGGTGTTATGGAATGTGCTATCTTAAAAACAGAAGGTCTGGTTTCTCCTTTATGTCTTCAGCAGAATCCGTTGCTCAAGCGACAATTACTTCAGACGCACGGTTTGGGATACTGTCCAAATCAGGAGCTGATGCTAAAAAGATGTTTACAGACAAAGTCGTACCGATATCCGTCAACTACCCCTTCTTCTTTAAACCAATACAAGACGGAATGGATAAACCCAAGACAGAACTCGCCTACAGGGTCCCAGCATCCAAGCTTACTAGAAAATCCATTCAAGAAACAGAGCAACAAGAAGAACTCGCAGGTCTTGACACGACAATTGATTGGAAAAATACAGGCGACAATTCCTATGACGGTGAGAAGCTCAGACTGCTTGTTCATGATGAATCTGGAAAATGGGAACGTCCAGATAACATCCTCAACAGTTGGCGTGTCACTAAAACTTGTCTCAGATTAGGGAGAAGAGTGATCGGTAAGTGTATGATGGGGTCTACCTCTAACTCACTTGACAAAGGTGGAAGTAATTTCAAAAGATTATATATGGACTCTGATGTAACTCAGAGAAACGCTAATGGTCAAACTAAAAGCGGCATGTATAGTTTATTTATACCAATGGAATGGAACTTTGAGGGCTTTTTAAATCATCACGGTCACCCAGTTTTTAGAAAGCCAAATAAGCCTATTTTAGACGCTTATGGAGATACAATAGATGGAGGGGTAATAGACTACTGGGAAAATGAAGTAGAGAGTCTAAGAAGCGATTCTGACGCATTAAATGAGTTCTACAGACAGTTTCCTAGAACAGAAGGTCACGCTTTTAGAGATGAAGCAAAAAATAGCTTATTTAATCTAACAAAAATATATGAGCAAATAGATTTTAATGATGGACTTCAAAGGCAAAGAGTTGTTCAAAGAGGAGGTTTTCATTGGAAAAACGGAATAAAAGATTCAGAGGTTGTATGGACACCAGAAAAAAACGGAAGGTTTTATGTTTCTTGGATACCACCTTTTGAGTTAAGAAACAGGGTTATAAATAAAAATGGATTTAAATATCCTGGTAATGAGCACATAGGGGCTTTTGGTTGTGACTCATATGATATATCTGGAACTGTTGGAGGTGGAGGTTCTAATGGAGCTCTTCATGGATACTGTAGACCAAACCTAGATGGACCTTCAAATACTTTCTTTTTAGAATATATATTTAGACCGCAAACTGCTGAGTTATTTTACGAAGACGTATTAATGGCTATGGTTTTTTACGGCATGCCAATATTAGCAGAGAACAATAAGCCAAGACTTCTTTATCATTTAAAAAACAGAGGATATAGAAGATGGAGCATAAACAGACCAGATAAAAATAAAAATGATCTATCAAAGGCAGAAAAAGAACTTGGAGGAATACCCTCTTCGCCCTCAGTAATATCTATACACGCTGAAGCAATTGAAACTTATATAGAGGAGCGAGTTGGTTTCAACGATGAAGGCACTGGAAATATGTATTTTTCAAGAACTTTATTAGATTGGGCAAACTATGATATAAATAAAAGAACGAAGTTTGACGCAACGGTTAGCTCTGGTTTAGCGATCATGGCAACTCAAAAGTATGTAGTTAAGCCTCAGAAAAATAATACGGAAATAAATGTTAACTTTGCAAGATATAATAATAGCGGATCAGTTAGCACTATTATAAAGTAAACGCATGCAGAATTCTTCTACGAATTACATTATAGGATTTCCAAACCAATTAGCGTCCGATGCCGAGAAAGCGTCAGAAGAATATGGACTAATGGTTGGAAGAGCCATCGAATCTGAATGGTTTAGAAAAGAAGGTGGACAATCAAGATTTTACAACAACAGAGACACTTACCATAAGTTGAGAACTTACGCAATGGGAGAGCAGTCAGTTAGGAAATATAAAAATGAACTAGCTGTTAATGGAGACATATCCTATCTAAATTTAGATTGGACTCCAGTTCCGATAATACCAAAGTTTGTAGATATTGTTGTAAATGGAATTTCAAATCGTTTATTTGATGTAAAGGCTGATGCGGTTGACCCTGTATCCTCTAACAAGAAAGCAATGTACAAAAATCGCATTCAAACAGAAAT